GGATAGAATAGAAAAGGGATAAAAAAAGAGAGTATCAATTAAGATGCTCTCTTTAAGTTTTGAAATATTGTTTTTATTTGGTTATAATTACCAAAGTCTAGTAGCATCTAAATGCAATAGCTTTAAAATCCAGAAATATAAATTTATACACAGGTTAGTAAACATAATTATTTCTCCTTTGATATTTATTCTGGAGTAGAAATAGATTTTTGTACATTTTCAATAACTAATTTTACAGAATTTGTAGCATCACTCGTTGCTTTTGCCATCTCTGCATCATTTATTTCTTTCATCATAATTTCAGACACGACTACAGTATTTTGCTGTATATTTTCATTTTGTTGTGGAATTGCTTCAATCCCTTGTGGCACAGGGGTTACAAGGGATTCCGTAGGTATATTATCTATCACCAGAATGGGCTGTATTGAGTCAGAACCAGCAGTTGCAACAATCGTACCAGAAGATTCATTCCACTCCTTAGAGAGCGTTTTATAAGCACTTTCCAAGAACATTTCCCACTCTTCAGGAGTCTTTTTTATACCTGCTTTGGAAGCTGAGGTCTGAACTGCTTGCAAGGCTAATTCATACATTTTAGAGTTATCTAAGCTCAAATTAATACCTAATTGCGCTGAAGCTGATACTGCCTTTTTAGAAAGTGTAGTTATATTTTGTAATTTTTTATCTACGCCAAGTTGATGAAGATATTGGAATAGTTTAAACATAATTGCACCAAAACCCGAACTTCCTACGATTGCCATTAAAATATCTACGATTGAATTTATATCCATTTTAATCCATCTCCTATTTATTTATAATTTATCCTAATCTCATTGAGATTTATTACTACATTAAATTTGGGGCAAACATCTTAACAAGACCCAATACTGAGCCGAGAATATATGTTATCAAAAACGTTATTCCTGCTACCTTATATAATTTGGCATTCTTAGCAGGTTCTTCTTTTATCTCAGTTATAGCTTGCATTACAGCAATTTGATTTTCCTTTGTTTCCTTCGCTAAAGCCAACTGACTCTCCTTGGTTTCTTTTGCCATTAAGGTTTGACTATCTTGAATCTGTCTAATATATATTCTTGTCTCAGTATGAGAATCCCTCATGCTTAACATATCTTTATTCTGTTCTTTAGCATGTTCCTTTGCAGTTTCCTTAATGTCCAAAACATCTGATTTTAGACGATCTATATCTGACTTCATTATACACTTACAATCCTCTGCCATAATTCTCTGCCCTCCTATTATTTAATTTATTATTTAGAGGCTATGAGTTCTCACCCTCATAGCCTCTTTTGATAATTAAAGTATTACCATTGAATAAAACCAATAGAACCAAAACATACAAATACCCCCTTTTCTTATTTAGGTGTATTTTAAGACACTGATTTCTCAATGCCAAAAATGGTTATCTGATTTAATTTTAATGTGAGAGAGTTAAGCAGAGAGGATAGCATTGAATTATTAATGTATTAAAGTAATTGATGTTTACATAATTATAGCTACCAGTCTGGTATATATTTCTCAATCAAAACGCCACCTTTATTTATAACCATTTTTAATTTATTTTTGCCCATGAAAATATCCCCCTAATATAAGTGGTATAATTATTTCTGCAATTTAGAGGTTTTCCACTTTACTTTCCTCTATTTTTATGATAGTATTAGACAAGCACTATATCCAATTTATAGTGCTTGAACATTCAAGAGTAGAAAGAGGGCAAATTCTTTCTACTCTTGTTTTTATTGAATTAAAGACCACCCATATATGCTGAGTATCCACTTTTAGAATTTAATCCTTTATCCGTGTTGTAAACTAAATGAACAAATCCATTTTTCTTATATAAAGGGGTAGCAGATTCACGTGGAGAAAGTGAGCCAATTTTTAAATTCTTATTTGCTTCTTGATAAATATTCTCACCAGTTGAACCATTATGCCAAGTGCCTTGTGACAGATAAACTATATTTGTATTTCGCACGAATCCTGACGCTACACCTTTAGACGTAGGGTACTCAAGCTTCACTAGACCAGAGGTATACCCAACGTCAAGCACTGTCACTACGTCGTTATTTGAAACATAATGTCCTGCTTGCTTAATTCCATTTGCATCCCTTATGTAGAGATCAGTGCCAACAACTTTTGCATTATTAGGATATGAAAAATTCAATGGTGCTTGGGTAGGAGTTTCATCAGACCTAGATACAACAGGAGCAACATTAGGAGTTTTCCCTGCGACAATAGTAATAGGACTTCCTGCTAGTCTAGCTTTAAATTCATACCATTTTTCCCAATTATTTGACGAAAATGATCCAGGGCAATTTTTGCCTGAGCAGTCGAAATGTCTCTGGCAATAATCTATAGATATTCCTAATTCAATCATCAAATACTTAACTAAATCTAATGTATTTTGTACAGTCTGATCAGATGGCATATGATCATTCTCTAAACACATTTCTATATTCACGGTGTTTCCGTTTGTCTTTCCACGTTCTCCTCTACCATCGCCCACTGCCCACGAATATCTTGTATGATAATCTATTGCTTGAATTATATTGTTTGAATCCACAAAGAAGTCTGCGCTTGCATTTCTATTACCGCCTGCAAAATAATCTCTGTTATTTTTTGCAGTTGAAATTCCACCCACATCATGAACGATAATATATTTAGCACTTTCACTTCTTGCAGATGAATTATAATTAATTAGTAGCTTTTGTATTTGTAACATTCCTTTTTCCTCCATTAATTTATTTGTTGTTATTAAAACAACACAAAAAGAGATAGCACTACACTACCTCTATAAAACAGCAATATATGAAATTGTAAGATATTGTAACTTCCATTTACTCCGGCATGCTTCCATATGCTCGATATTCCTAGACTATAAATCCCATAAAAGAGTTATTTTATTTCCGTCTAATTGAGAATTAGAATTTACTTTAGGACTGTAGATTAGTATACAATCCTAAATTGTGAAATATAAATCTATGTCGCATCATGTGTCTACTGCGTTATAACATTCTTTAACTTACTAGCCATGTAAGCGCCAATCTTTTCTCTTCCTGCCGCGTTAGGGTGCAAGTCATCTGTTAGATATTTAACTGTTGCGCCTACATCATATTTGCCATAGATTCCACATTCTTTACCTTGGTCAATAACTTGTGTTGATAGATTACCGCCACAATCTTTTATCACTTGTCCTAGGCTAAAGATTACTGAGTTATCATCTAGACCTCTTTGTATTGGGGTAGTTAGAATAATTTGTACATCTGGATAGGTATTCAATAATAATTCACAGGAATATCTTATGGCTGTTGCCACATCTAAGAACGAGCCAGGCGCAAGACCGGTAATTGGTGAAGCTCCTGCAAAGGCTGTTGTCGCTACTCCTATAGGTCTGCTAAAGTCATTAGTCCCTGCTAGAATAATCACAACATGAGGAATAGGGGTTAATAGGTTTGTTACTTTATCAATTAATTTATTTACCTGATTCCAGATCACGTTATCACTTGTTGTGCTTCCTCCGGTTGAAGTAATATCATAGACTGTTCCGGCAAGGTGTGACCAAGTTGCTCCGCTTCTTGCTACGTTCAAGAAATTAGCAAAGGACATTCGTGCCAATAGATTTACTGTCCACCATGTAGGATCTGCGGTTATGGAATCACCCATAAATACTATATTTTTAGGAATATATGTTTTCTCGATGGCTGTTAATCGTGCTGATAAACTGACAATATCACCCGTATTTTGTATCACCCGTGGCATCTGTGGAACAAGTGTTGGAAATGCGTCAATTCCTAGCATATTAACTGTATCTACCTTTGCATAGAACCCTGCAACGTTTAAATCTGGCGTTGATCCTGTAACCGTGTTTAAGCTTGATCCTATCCAGATTTGTGTGAACTCTGCGGTTGTTGGAATAAGTCCTGATTTTCTAACTTTCCATAGCTTTGTTTGACCATCTACAGGGGTAACCGTTGTCTCTGTTGGTGTAATAGATGTGAAATCACTACCATTAACGGAAGCAAATACTGTATTTAAAACAAATTCACTAGGTAGAACACCTGCCACCGTATTTATATAGAAAACAGTCTGAAAGTATTTCCCTTTAATTACTGTAGAATATTTCTGTTTGTAAAAGACATCTCTTCTATCAGTACTTAAAGCTTCTCCTACGTCGAAATGAATCCATTTTGCTATACCTAATCCTAACAAATAAGCATTAGTACATACTTCGGAAAATAGCGGTGACGCTGTTTGGTACCAGTCAAGGGGATCAATTGTATTTAGCGCATAGTTTTTATTATCATTCAACGCTGTATATAGGTCTGTGCTAATTGCTTGCTGAGCCACTGTTAAACTAGCTACACTTGCCCTTGCTATTCCGTCAGCTATATAAGCCCCCACTATTTCAGTTAAAGCTAGTTTATATGCTTCATAGGCAGTAACGCTACTTCCCAATTCTAGTTGTAATGTATCAACATAATCATGTGTTAAAACCTTAGAGTTCATAAAAATATAAGCCGTATTACTTGGTGTTGTTAGTTGTCTTTCCTGTCCCAACTGTAGAACTTGCTAACGTGCTCATGTCTATAGTCGATAATATAGCAGAATTACTATCTAAGTAAGCAAGTTTACCCACTAGTGTAGTCAGATAAGCATCATCCAAGTGACGAAAAGAATAAACCTCGCTAGGACTTACAGGTATCTTTGCCCCTATCCAACCTGCATTAGTACCTATTACGCCATTGCTATCAATGCTTGTCGCTTGAACCATGCCAACTTTATCAAAAAGGTTTTTATTTGGAACTGAGACTACCCCACTTACCTTTTGAATAGTTACGCTTCCATCCGCAGGTACAGTATTTAAAGCCAATGAATTAGTTATCATTTGTGCTTGTAGCGTTTCGGATAGATCAGATTGAATCAATTTATAAGTCTTGTCTTGCTTCAAGGCAAGTTCGGTTTTTGTCGCACTTTCAGCCAACTGCGTATCAATCTCTTGTAAAGCGTCCTCTACGTTAGTAGCTACAATTATATTTTTAATATCTTGAATAGAAACATCACTAGCTAACAATATAATTCCTCCTTTAAAAATAATTAACTACTTGCGTCTTTACCGAAGTTACGACAACGATACTGTAAAGATATGTGTCAATGTGCTTGTTGTTGCAATGCAAACTAAAGACAATATATCCTGTTGGTTAAGAACAACATTCGATAATGGAAAATTAGTGGTATTCCAAACAACTGTACCTACACCATTATTTGCACTAAAGTTTATAGTAGCGATCTCTAGGGTTTGGGTTGTATCCTTAAATAACCGTAAGGTAAAAGCATATGGGTAAGTCCCTACATCGGCATTGACAGCAAGAGTGCTTATTTTTTTACGATATGGTGCTACTAGCATACCAATAGTTTGACCGTTAATATTAGTACCTTGACCGATAAAGGCAAGATTTGGTTTAACTTTTTTACGGTAAATCCTCACCATACCTTTTACTACACTAGCATACCCTGTAAAAGTCATATTACCGAGTCTAGTATTTAATGCAATTGCATTACTTGAAACATATTGAGATAGTTCATACGCTATCCCATCACCAATTCTTAAAATATCCCCACCAATTATTTCATCTGCCCTTGTTCCATCCCAAGCTAAATCAAGGTAATTAGTGCCTATGCCGATTAGATAGCCATTAGCAATTTCATCATATGAACCACTCTCTAACGCTCTCGGATAAACTAAATAAGGTTTTGTCAAGTTTTTACTCTGTGCATCTGTTATTAAATCATCTCTTGTTGGTATTCGTACACCGATTTCATTGGCGATTAATCTTCCGAGTCTTGGGTAGCCTATTGTTGCACTAGGATGTATTTGATTATCCATTAATGGATTCAGAGCAAGGGTAGTGCATACTCTCCCAAACAAGAGTGTTTGAGTATCTAACACATCTACTCTTGGGTATTTATTTTTAAAATACATGTAAGCATTATACAAAATATCTGTATATGCTTGAGCAGATGCTAAAGGACTAACAAATCCAAATGCTCCAACGTCATCAGTCAGAAAACTATTAGGCATTCTTAACAAGATGTAACCTTTAGTCTGTTTTAATAACTGCTGAATTGCTGTGTCAAGCATATCTATTAATTGTTGTTGTGTACTTGTTCCAAGTCTTACGTCATTAATGCCATAACTAAATATATACATGTCAGCTTGCTCGTTAATGACTTCTGCTGTTCCACTTGCTAGGTAATTGGCAAGACTATTGCCATTATGACCATGATTTACTAATGCTACACCTTCTAAACTATCACCACTACCTGTAAAGCTATTGATGATAGTATTCCAGAGGTACATTGCAGCAGTTGTATTATCAGTAGTGCTATCTCCAACGCAACATATCTTTTTATTGCGATTAAATTGTAAATCTCTAAGCCATCCACTCAATCCCGCCTTTTCTGATTGTGACGCATTATCTGCCTTATCCGACAGACGGGCGTTGGTTTCTGCTGTTAAATCAATTTGGTTGGCTTTTGTGGCTATATCAATTTTATTCTGTCTTATTTGTGGTATACTCATAATTAAAACCTCCTTATATTATAAAATTATTTAACATTTTTCGTAAGACGGAAACTAATCTTCTCACCGATATTTAAAGTCCATCCAATTAAATCAATGGAGATTAAATTAGCATTTTCTGTGTAGCTATCCCCCACTGATAATTGTTGACCATAAGTTAAATCTGTTACATTCAAATCATCTGTAACAGGATTATAATTTAAATTATAAACCACGTTTGATATCCCATTTGAAATTGCAGTATATGTAATTATTTTTATTTTATTTGGTAGTGATTCATGGAAAAACCCCATATTTAATATCCTCCTACATAATAGTAAGAAATTCCTGCTTCAATAATAATGAAAGACCACAACTCTGCATCATACATATCAGTTTCAAAACCTTGATTTGCTGACAAATATATTTGATTATCTGAACCGTTTAGCTTAATGTGGCATGTTTGGTTATTCATAAAGTTAAAACGGTATGCTTTTAATTTAGGAGCAGGATATGCTATTGGTTTATTAGGTTGTATAATCTCTATATCGCTCGTAGAAACTTGTGGGTCTGGACTACCAAAGAATGAACTTCCTACTCTACTTCCCATTATATTCACTTCCTTATAAATTATTTATACCATATTCATGTAGGAAAATGTAATTACTTGGTCTAGATTATCAGCACTCAGCAAAACATTTTGAATTGCATTTCCTACAAGAGAATAACCACTAAAGGATTTAGCGTTATAATAATAATTTCCCAATGGTAAATTTGTAAGTGGCAATTCAGATTCAAGAGCAATATTATCTTGGTCTAAATATTTAATAGTTATTGTCCCAGTTAAAATAGGAACAATAGGGTTAAGTCGCAGAGAAATGGCAGTTAGAATTATGTTGTTAGCAGAAATTAACGCCTCATCACTAGGCAACAATATAAAACTTTCTTGAATGTTTGCTTTTGTAATTACTCCTGTTGTATCAATGGAATTATATGCATATGTAATAGTAGCACTATTATTTCTAATTATTGAGTTATATCCTATAACTTGATTCATTAATTAATTCCTCCTTTTTACAATTGAAATAATGACTTGTTTAATAAGTCTGTGTTCTCATTACCCAAATTATCTAATAATATATTTCGTTCATTAGGTTGCAATAAAGAATTTTTAATTCCATTTGCATATTCTAGCCTATCATTTTCATATCCTCTTCTTCTGCCCGTTAATTCCCATCCAAACTCAATATTTTTTGAAGCCGTTATTACAAAATAATTAGATTCTTTTGTAATATTATAATCACAATTTTCATCTGGATAAAATTTAACAATATATGAATTATCAACATTTAAACTTTCTTTAATAATTGGATTAATTGCAATTACGCATTCTCCGTTATTAATTTTCCCATAACCTATATCCCCTAATAGGCTATCTCCTAATTCATAGGAATAAAATAATCTATCTCCAAAATTTTTAGTAGACTGTATACAGTTTTTAGTTCCAGTAACGCTTAAATTAGTGCAATCTAATGTACCAATTGCAGTTACATTTCCATTTTCAAAATTACTATTACCATATATATTTGTACCAGTTGGTGTAACCTCTAAACCGACACTTGATATTCCAGTAGGATATATATTAAGAGGTAAATTTATATTGCAATTTTGAACTGATCCGTGAGCATTATTATTTATTTCTAATCCCTGAATAAAAGTTGAACTTCCGATATCCCTTAACCCTAAAATAGCTGAACAGCCTTGTTCTGCGATCATAGATAAAGTAGGACTTCCTGTTTTATTGCCATTTATATCAATATTTCTATCAGTGGCTACAGTTCCTATTTGTAGCCCAGTTTGCAGGAAGTCATAGAAATCAATTGAATATCCTCCAATTTCCATAGCTACTCTATCTTCAGAGTTATCCATAATACGAAGTAAACCTGATGTATTTGCATTACCACCAAGTGTTAATATACCTACTGCATGTTCCATGTTTACTAGAACATTTTTATTAGAGTTTTTATCTATATAAATATCTGAAATATCACCAAATGGTGCAGTTAGTAATACCACATCATTAATTTGTAGAACTACCCCAGATTTATTTGATAAATGAGTTAATACTGAAGTACTTTTCCCGTAGTTTATTAATACATCAGCGTAAGCATCATTATAGACTTTAGTAATTGTACCGTAATAATGCTTTGCCGTATCTTGGTTATCAATTGCCTGTTTAATCCACTTTTTTATTTCTTCCATGAATTGATTTTGTTGTTTAAAATTTAAAATTTGTTTTGATTGTGCCATTGTAATTTTAGTTGCCATTTTCTTTTTTCACCTTCTTTACATTGTAGACATACTCATTCTGTCTGCAAAGTCAGATGAGTCAGAGAATAAGAATCCAGTTATTGTCATTGGAGACTTAGCATTTAAACTTAGCTGAAATTGTTGAATCACATATTTTTTTACATAGCATCCAATACTATCATCTGATATAGTAATAGCTTTATTTACTTCTAAATGAAGTAATGTTATACAGTTGATTGATATATTTTCTTGTACCCGTTTTGCTTTAATACCCTCCATTTTTGCTCTCTGATTGCATAATTCATTTGAAGTTATTTTAGAGTCGTTAATCACAGGCATAGGTTTATTACCAATTAATTGAACTCGTGTGTTTGAAGTTAAATCATCGTTAACATATTCACCTGTATAAGTTATTCCACTCGCCATATTCGCACCCGTAACGTAGACCCTGTTGAAGACTTGTGAGTATTTTAGAATCCTATTAGAACCCATATATGCTACTTGGTCTGTAGAAAATGCGTATATAGTTTCCACTGAACTAGCATCGTCAAACTCTTTAAATACAAAATGTCCTGTTACATCATAATAGCATTCTCTACTATAAAGATTTGCAAGACTTTTTAAAACATCTCCATAGGTTGAACTTTCTCCCCATCTAAGATCAAATGGAGGCATATCAGATAAGTCCTGTAGTATAGGAGCTTTTTTATCTCCTACTAGTTCTAAGATGCTTCTTATAGCTGAAACTATAGAAGAACCAGAGGGGATTACATAAATATGCCCAATAGGTATATTAAGTAGACTCCATTTATCTTGGCAAGCTAAAGTGACTTGTTTATCACTAAAATTGCTGGATATTGAAGGATCTGAATTAAAAACGCAAAAAACACCTTGGGGGAACCAGATTTCTCTATTTTGACCATCTTTATATCCTAAGTACAATTGGAATTTAAACCCTATCCATAAGGATTCTATTGAAGGAAGAAAATCTTTATTGCTGTTGTCTAATACTAAAGATAAACTCCTCCTAGTTCCATTTGTAATATCACATGTTAATGATGAGGAATCTAAAGGAAGTTTAATGATTGATGATTGTACAGACTCATCTTCATTTCTTAGGAACTCAAGGCGACATAGTGGTAGAATTATACCTGAGGAAATAAGATCAAGGTATTGTTGAAAATTCATTTGAGTTGCCAAATAATATCACCTTCTTGCTATTATGTATTTCTATACTTCTTTAACCTCGTTCCAAGGGATAGTAACATCTATTAGGGATTGACTATCTTTACCTACTGAAATTTCATCATTAAGTTTATAATCAAATGTGCTGCCTGAACCCTCTGTAATCACGCGAATTAATTGTCCATTTTTTAGCTTGAGGTATTTATATTTTTTATCGTGCAAGAATGCACCTAAACTTTCTAAAAAATTATTCCACCTCTGAATTCCCTCGAAGTCATATGTCCCTTCTATTGTAGGAATAATTTTTGAGGCAATGCTACCAGACCTAAAGTTTCTATCTCCTATGACATAAGAATCAAATTTAGTATAATTCTGAAGTTGAGTTAAACTATTATTAATTGTTACTTTTTCACTTGTTGCATCAATGTCAAATTTATATGTTTCTACATTAGAGTTGATATCAACATCCGTAGAATCAGCATCCGACCCTATAAGGAAATACCCATAAAACGTTGTTTTTATTTTATTAGTCACTATTGGTTCACTTATTTGAGTAGCAGAATTGGCAAACAATAAATATTCATATGTCTGATTACCTTCACATTTATAATCAATCCAACTCGTCACACCAGTATCTACAGTAGCAACTAAAGTAAGCACATCGCCTTGATAAATTCGTCTATATAATGACCAACTCACAGGGCTATCTACCATTCCAAATACATTACTGCCATCTAAAGTATTATTAAAACTTGCTAAGAATTTCATATCTGGAGTCCAAGAAGGTAATGTGCTTACACTCGTATCTAAAACTTGTTGATCTGTCTTTTCATAGTTTTGAACTGCTATTGAATCTAATGTGCAATTACCATTAAAAGTAAAACCAGTATAAGTCATATTATGTAGGCTCACAACAGAATTTTCAGAAATGATCGTACTGCTACCAATTAAAAATCCATTATTGTTGGACACAATTCATCACCATCCAAATGCTATATAACTAGGCGCATACCATTTTCCAGCTTGCCCAAGACCTTCAGCCGTACACCATGTGCATCCAGAATTTGTAATATTATAAAAACCAAAAGACATTCCTGCACCACCTGCATCACTTCCAATTACTTTTAAACAAACATGGGGGAAACTTGTTGGGAAATCAATATGTCCAGTTACAGGTACTCCTGCTGTAACTACAGCTACCCCTGTTGGATATCCCCATGCTATTGTAAATCCATCAGTAGATTTCCACCATCCTTGTGTAAAATCACTTTGAATTTTATCTAAAATGCCTTTTGTTGTAAACATAGAATCAGAAGCATTTGCATTAGCTATTACTGCTCCTACTATTGAAGCAAAACTATCTGTACTTGCAGGATTTGCTATGTCTGGTATTTGTATTCCATTATCCGTAGTTCTCATAAAATGGTGTGACCTCCTTTATAAGTTATTTAGTTATTAATTTGTATCATAAAAGCAACAGGCATATTATATATATCAGAGACATTTAAATCAGCTACATTTTTTACTTGATTATATATATTATATTGTCTGATTATTGCTTTACTTGGAAGACAAGTTATATAGAATGGATTTTCTGTAATTACAATTAATTCACTATAATTTGTAATACTATTAATTATTGTATAGAATTTATTTTGACTAAGATTATAACCAATTTGATATTTACCATCATTTGTTGTTCGAATGATTCCGTCAAACGTTTTAGGAATTTTAATCATAAATGAACATGTTGATTTCGATGGAATAACTGATGTGGAATAATTTAAAGTTGTTCCGATGTTTAATGATAATGCTGTATTACTATAATTAATAAAATTGTTTATATAACTAGACACACCAGATAATGTTCCTGGATTCGTACATATATTAGCCCAATTTATTTGAACTGCTGATTTATCCAATATTTCAGTAATTAGTGGTTTATTTAATACTTTTAAAGATGGGTAGGATACATTGAATGTCACTTGCTTGTCTAAGATCATCCCTAATCCACCATTAGGATTTTGCGTTTCAATTGATAAATCAATTAAATAACCATTTGTATTATTTAATCCATCTACAAGATAGCTTAAGTAAGAAGAATATATGTCTCCAGAACTTGAAATTAATGTTTGAGTAGTTTGCATTTTATATCACCACCCTACTTATAAACTCTGTATTTAAGGACTTCTCCTGTAGCTAAAGTCCAACCATTCAGGACAATTGTCTTATCAGTATTATTAATTGTATAATGCTCTGGATTATTTATTAATTGTCCTAAATCATAAACATCTATTGCAATTTTTGTAATATCTACTTGACTAAGAATTGATGGATCAATTGGAATTATCGATGTGTTATTTACAGTTGCAGTAAAAACCTGAATAGTTTTTAAAATAACACCAATTTTATCTAAATTTCTTACATGATCTCCTGCACTAGTCCATACAACACTAGATGAATCTGTTCTAACATCAACAAGTTCTGTGTCTTTGCCAGTTCCATTACTTGTTATAATATTTGCCACTTGAACCATAGCGCCATCTGCTGTAGATTTAGCTAGATTAGCAGTTGTGAGTGCTTGTGCAATATTAGTTGTTGCTGTATTGGCTGTATTTATTGCACCATTTACAGAAGTAGTTATAATTGCTAAATCGAGTTGATTAGGTACATCGACATTTGAATTTACTGTCCCAATGACAAGCCTACCTTCGTCTTCCACAATAGCTATCTGTCCATCTGAAAGGACAGGAATTGAACTTCTAATACCACGATAGTGCTTCATAAGATCCACTTGAATAGCCAATATATTTAACCTCCTTTGTAATTAATATATTCCTTCATCTATTGCTAATCCATTATTAACTGCACCAAAGTTACCCTCATCAACAACAGTACCAGTAACAGGTTGCCCAAAATATCCCTCGTCTACAGTGTAATTTATAGCATATAAACTATAATTATATTTCTTTATTGGTATATTTTCTGCCTGTGCATAAGCAGAAGCAAATGTAAATGATTTACCTGTAATTGTAGCTGGTGCATTTAAGGTAGCAGTAGGTGTGCTCTCATTGGTGAAGATCATTTCACCTGATGACACGTTCTCTCCATTACTTACTGAGTTCCAAATGGTCAACTGCCACTTCATTGCTCCTTTTTGTACAATAGTATTCGCAGGCAACGTAAAACTGAACAATTGCTTGTCATAAAGCATCGTTGTTAAGTTTGTTTTATTTGTTGTTTTTAAACTTTCAAAATAAACAAATGAGTTACTAGATTGAGCATTTTTGTTCCCAGTAACCATAATTTTAATAATATGGCTAGCATATGTTAAATTAGTATTTGAATATGCTAAGTAACTCATATTATAAGTAGGAGAATATAAATCAATTGTTCCTTGATCTATACCATCAATTAGAATTTGCACTGTGCCAGAATCTGGTGTCATATCCATATAAACATCTATTCCATTACTTGTAAATGTATATTGAACATACGATCCTGCACTACTACAATTTTTAGAGCCATTAGTATTTAATATATTTACATAATCAATTTCAATTCTGGTATTTGCTGAAGAGCTATTTTTAGTACCAAGCACTAAAATTTTTATTGTATGGCTTCCATAACTTAAATTAGAAACAGAATATGCTTTAACTTTAAAAATATTTCCGGTTGCATCAACACCAATTGATGTATATGTATCAACAGTACCTTTATCTACTCCATCTATATATACCTGAAATATTCCTTTATCTATTCCTTCAGTGAAAAAACATTCTATGCCAGTGCCTGTGAATGTAAGTTGTGAATAATCATTTGCAGTAGATGAGTTATGTATAGAACCATTATAATAACCAATAGTAGTAGACGTTAATGTAGCCCATCCGTTACCGTAGTATTGAATGAGTTGATTTGTATCATCTATGATTTTATTTGTTGCGGTTGTCCATGTGCCAGAATATGTGATACCTATGTCTGAATTTGGAATAGATATAGAAGAGCCTGAATTATAAAGGACTAAATTATCAAGGTCTTTTATCACTAAATTATATGCATCCACGCTAATTCCATTTATTTGTGCTGAAAACAAGCAGGGAAGGGATAAATCTTGGCAGACGTTATAAGGACTCATTCCGCTAGGTTGATATATAGTTTGCAATTATTTCACCACCTTATATTATAGATGGGCATACTATCTTAAAGATAAATTACCCATCTATTATCTATGCTGTTACATGTCCCAACTGCATAATAGAATTAATGAATCCTTCTGAATCTGATACATTTGGCAATTCAACATTTTGTACAGTTATATATGTATCTGATTTTTGAGCTGTTTGATTTTGATTATTAAATTTCAATTCAGGCATTTTAAAAGTAGGTAAAATACTCTTCAAAAAATTGTTTGGATTAAACTTTCCCCAATCCATAAGATTTTTAGTAAGACTATTTTTTATTACCCCTGCTCCTTGTGGTAGTGTTACAATTTCACTTTTGTTGTCTTCATTGATTCTGTAAACCCCATCTTTAGGAACGTATTCAGTACCACTAGCATAACCTACATAATTTTTACCTCTTGTTAATGCTTTAACTCCAGGGACATTATTTACACTCCCATACCTTGCAATCATGTAATTGATAGCTGCAATTGCATTGTCAATTGGATTCAATATGTCTCCATGACCTTCCATTTTATAAGCATTGAATGTACTTGGTATTGTCTGCATCAACCCTTGAGATGGATGACCTGTCATTGCATTACTATCCCAATTATTAATAGCACCTGGATCTCCACTACTTTCATGCATAGCCATTTGTTCAAGTGCTCCTGCATTACTAGGGTCAATTCCAGTTGCCTTTATTGCCTCTGCAATCCAATCCTGCACATTTCCACTTACTGCTCCACCAATAGCACTTTTACCTGATGTTGCCATTTCTGTGAATTTACTTTGAATAAATGAATTAACGTCACTAGATGAGATACCATTTGTAAGTCCTTGCATTAAAAATTCACCAATTTTATACATTACTACTGAAGGTGAATGGATTCCGAATGATGTTTGAAATTGTTCTACTACTTTATCAGTAAGAGTTTTCACAATGTCTACAATATTAGCAGTAGAATCAGTTACACCTTTGCCTAACTCATCAACTATTCCAGTACCACTATTATAAGATTCTGCTACAAATTTATTAATACCAGTTCTGACAGCATCAACTAAAATAGTAATTGGAGTTATTAATAATGCATTATTTGCTGTTACAGAATCACCAATATTTTTATCAATATCTTTCCCAAATTGAGGTGATATATCTACAAAATGTTGTATAGAATTTGTTATATCAGCTATTAACATATCAAGTGGTCTTTTAATTAATATGTCATTATCTGTTATTGATTTACCTATATTGTTATCGCTATCGCGAGCATATTTAGGGGTAGCATCAACAAATTTTTGTACACTGGCATTAACCTCAAATAATAAAGCATTTAATGGTGCAGTTACTAAATTTGCATTAGATGAAACTGATTGTGCCATATTATTTAATGGAGCAATTACTGGATTTGCACTTCCATTTAATATTTTACTAGTATCACTAGCATTTATAACTTGTTCTCCACCTTGGAACTCTGCTTTGTTACCGACGATTATTTCTATGCCTTCTTCATTGATTTTCTTAACCCCTGATCTGGCATAGCTAGTTCCTGAAGCATAACCACTCATTGATGCTGAAGCTGATTTTTCTCTCAGAGCTTGTGCATCTTGTTCTGTTTTAATAGAAAGATTTAGAGCAGTTACAAGATCAGCTATTGCATTATCAGCATTGAATTTAGTAGATTCCTTTTGAGTTGTGCTCATGGTATCTCTTGCAGATTGAACTGCTGTTTGGTCTGCTTGCCATTGCCATTTGCCATCTTGAAATATACGAACATTCTTTTGATTTTGAGCATTTGTTAAATCATTTTGCTGTTTGATGAGGTCGTTTTGATATTGCAATTGTTGTGTCGCTCTGGTTTCAGTTGCTACTTTAGTATTAATAGCATCAATTTGTTTTTGATAACCTGCAATGATTGCATCTGAAGTTGCTTTTTGTACTCTAGCTATTTCTGCTATGGCATTAGTTGATGCTTTTGATGCGTCTGCATTTATTGCTGCCGTTCTAGCTTGTGCAATTGATTCTGCTGTTGCTCCTGCTTTATTAACTGCTTCAAGATTTGCATTAGCTACATTAAGAGCATCTAGAGCAGATTCTTTTTGAGAAATTGTTTTAGCATCATTTAATCTTTTTGTTGCTATTGCTACTTTTTCTTGTGCTTTTGCTACTGCATCAGCTTGTTTTTGTGCATCGGCTAGTGCTTTTTTGTCTGCTGATGCTTTAGCCTTTGCTTCTTTATCAGCGAGAGCTTTATCTGCTTTGGACTTTTTAGCATCTGCTGTTGCTTGAGCTGTATTACTAGCAGTCATCCCTATTTTGGAAAAATCAATCCCAGATGTACCTTTTAAAGCAATTCCGTTCATAGCAGTTTCTAATGCAGTCATTTGATCTGAATATTCTTTTAGACCTGCATATTGAGCCTTCATCTCAGGAGTAATAAATTGCTCTTTCCCATCTGCACCAACAACGGTTCTACCTCCATCAAGAGGTTTTGCTACCAATTTTCCAGCCCTGTAGTAATTACCCCATAATGATGCTAGATGCATTATTAATTCTTGGTCTACTTTAGACTTTGCTTCAGCTAATGATTTATATTGAGTTAAATCACCATTGTATAATTTAGATAAAGCATCCATAGTTTGAGCATTTCCGAGAACCTTTGCGGTATAAAAATCTTCGCTACCCATAAGCATTTGAGCGTATGCCTGCCTAGACGCTTCTTCTTCTGTTGCAATAATATCAATTAATGCTTGATGAGTAGCTTTTTCATTGCCCAAAATAGGAATTAATTCTTGATGTTTCTCGCCAAGTTTTATAAGAGTATCAACATTAAAAGACCCTGTTTTATCAAATTCATCTAAAGCACCTTTAGCATCAGCTATTTTTGTTGCAGATGTTGCCATTGTTTTTTGAAGATTTGAAACAGACAAAGCAAATCCATCTGTAGCATTTTTTGCAATTCCGATTTTATTTACAATTGGTGGCAAAGAAGAATCTACCTTATTTAGACTAGCATTTAAGTCATCAATATTTTTGCCGTCCCATTTTAATAGAATATCTTTGACTGCATTCAAATTGTTTTTATATTGGTCTGCATTTGTAAATGTCATTTTACCTTGTATATCAGTAAATGTAGTCCTCTGCTGTTCAGATAGCTTATCAAGTCCCTCTATCGAATTTTGTACTATTTCTTTATTTGAAGTGTTAACCATTGCTGATAGGTTATCTGCATTTGTTTTTAAAGTTTTAAGTCTCTCTAATTCATCAGTTAGGGTTTGAAGAAATTCCTTACCCTGGCCTGTTTTACCGATATTGTCCATTGCAGAGCGAATAGCATTAATTTCTTCTTGAACATTATATTCACCTTTTGCTTGAACTACGCTTTTATCTGCATAATCAGAAATTACCCCTGAAACATCACTGCCCATTAAAAATTGCTTTTTATTTAATCCATCTTGACCCTGTTGTGCTTTTAAAGAATTTTCTCTAATAAAGTCTTTTTGTTTTTCATCCCCAAGTTCTCTAATCTTTTTGATATTGTCGTCAATACTACCACTTTGTAAATTTAAAGCGTTTGCACTTTCTCCAAAAATATCTTTTAATTTTTTCTCAGTCTCAATTAATTGTATCTTTGCATTATCATCCGTTTTTGCTAATTCTGCGTTCTGTTTATAGGTTGCAATTAAAGAAGTTATTTCTGTTTGTTGTTGCTTAAACGCGTCTGCTGATTCCTTAGATTTTTGTGCTGCCTCTTCTTGCTTTTGGTTATACATATCCATTGCCATCACAGCAGACGTAACACCTATTGCAATCCATCCCAAAGGATTTGAAAGAAACGCTGATTTAATTGCTATCCCTAATGAGTTAAATGACAAAGATAAACCTTGCAATGCGGTGATTTCCCCAGATGCAACCATTGTATTTGCTATGGAAATATCTTTAAATAATTGTAAATTCATAATAGCAGTCTGAATTTTTAAAGGTAATGTTTGGAAAAAGCTTAATATTGCAGTACCCTTCCACGCTAATAGCACAGTACCCACTACAGATAAAATCGTTTGTAAATTACCAAATGATGAGATTAAGTATGTTAAGGAGTCTATCATTCCTTTTATCACATTAGAACTGGCAATAGCACTAAAAAATCCTTGGACTGTTGACGTTAATCTTTCTACTTTTGCACCAGTTGATTCTGTCCAAATATCGAATTTTTGATTTGCTATTCCAGTTTGATCTAATGACTTATTGTATAAATCAACACTGTCAGCATAACCATTCATTAATGCCCTAAGTCTGTTCATTTGATATGTCCCACCAAGGGTAGTCATTACATAGTTCTGAGTTTTAGCATCTAAACCACCAAATTTACCGCCTAAGTCATCTACAACTTCTCCAAAATTTCTTAATTGCCCGTCTGCTGTTGTAGCTACGACTCCTGCTTTAGTCAATGCTTGAACAACTTGGTTCATATTTGTGGCATCTTCAGAATTAAATCCCTTTTCTTTTATAGAACTGTAGCGACTCTCGATTGATTTTAAGGACGTTCCGATCTGGCTTGCGCCCTCTCTGGTTTTACTGGAAATTTCTGCCACCCAGCTAGCTGCCTTCTGCATAGAAACCCCAATTCCATCATTCATACTTGCAACTTTCTGCATTGCGACACCGATTTCGTCGGCGCCAGAAGCAGTTGCGTCACCTAAATATGAAAAAGTGTCTATGACTTTCTGGGCAGATTCTCCTGTGGCATTCATGGTGGCTGTAATAATCTTATTACTATCTGCCATTGAAATCGCAGAAATCTTTGAGTATTTTACAATAGCTTGCATTCGTTCTTCAACTTCTGGTCCCTGTAAACCTTGTCTATATAAATCAACAGAAGTATTTGCTACATCTACAGTTGAAACAGACATTGCTTTCCCTAATGCATTATAAGACTCTGCAAGTTTTTGTACTTCTGGTTGAGACTGCCCTGTTACAATGCGGATCTGATTTAATGCATTATCTAAATCATTTACATATGTCACAGCTGACTGCATCATCCTAAGAGGAGCGTATATAGCCGTAGCTGCCATTCCCCACATAAGCATTTTTCCAAGATTTCCCAATATTGAGTTACCTAGAGTATTAGAAGCAGATACAGTTTCAGATAAACCAGTTCTTACTGTGCTAAGTTGGGTATTAATTGCAGTCGTTTGCGTCCTAAGTTCTGCCATAGTTGTAGCAGATGTGCTTAATCCACTGGTAGAAGCATTAATCGCACCTAATGATTGTTGTACGGAAGGAGTTTGAGCAGTAGATCCAAATTGCGCCTGAAGATTTCTTACAGCGAGTGCATTGCGTTCAACAAAAAGCGCAATTTGCTTTTGCAATTCGGCATTTTCTAACCTGGTATTTTCTAAATTTCTGTCTGTCACAAATTGTATGTTCGATTCAGACCTCATACTAGCCATTAGAGAATCTATTTCTGTTAATTGCGTGAGTGCTCTTGGGTTAACAGAAATAGCATTTAACTTTTGTTGAAGTAAAGTCATTTGCTCTTCGGTTAATTTTACCGAAGTTGCCCCTGCTCTAATTTCTGCAAATAATTGATTATATTTGGCAGTGGCTTGTGAAATAGCTTGAGTCTGGTCTCCTTCTAGTCTTTGTACTGCCAATAATTCTTTATGAGCATTAACTAGTGAAAGAACTGCCAACTTTGCTTTTTCTAGTTCTGCTGGTGATGACCCTACATTTAATCCAGTCACTAAACTTTCTGCATTCTGTGCTAATGGTTTCGCAGATATTGGCATACTACCCAAATTAGCCATTGATGCTCTTAATTTATCTTGAGTGAGTATTAATTTCTCAGCTTTTATTCTAGTAGCTTCTAAATTATTGCCATATGTAATAATAGGTGTAGATGTTATCTTCTCAAATCCAGTTCCAGTTCCGTTCATTACAGTTTTAAATTTTTCTGCTACTGTTACTGTCTGACCAAGTGCATCTGTATACTGTCTAGTTGTACCAATAAGTTTTTCTACCTTTTGTCCTGCTATATCAAATATTTTAAAAGAATCGGTAGTTTTATTCATTGCGCTAGAATCAATATTTAACTTTATTGGTTTTTCAACTGAATTGGTAAGAGTTCGTATTTTAGAAGTTAAAGAATTTAAAGCAGAACTATCTGTAGTAACTTTTAGAATAATTGGATCACCATTTATTTTGCTTCTAATAGCATTTATGCTACTTAATATCATTGCTTCTGAACTTTTATCTAGAATTGCTTGAACATTAATTTGAATCATACTTGACATTAATTTAATCAACTCCTCTACTTAGACATTAAAAATAGAGGGTGATTACCCTCATTATGTTGTACTTATTCCTTGTTTTATTAATCCTTTAATTAACATTGTTCTTGCCAACCCATTATTTAATTCTTGTTTAGTTTTTTCAATGAATGGTCTTGGATCTAAATAATCTGAAGAAGATTTGTAATCGTATTCTCCAAATCCATTATTATCTCCATATTCAACCAATCCTGTTATTTCAAATGGCGATTTCCCATTAGGGTTATAATTTGGATTACTCATTGTTTTATTCTCAACATTTAGAATAACCATATTGCCAGCCTTAAATGTCTCATGTTCCATGTTCCCAACATCAGACAACCCACCGTTGTCTTCTCTTCTTATATACTCCTTAGGAGAATAGACATTATATACCGTTTCTTTTACATTCTGAGATTCTAATTGTTTAACTTCTATTGCTACAGTATCTACCATAGCAATTTGTATTTTCTTTAAAATAAATGCTTCTAAATCTTGCATACTATTAAATGAAGGCATTAAGATTACCTCCCTTACACCTTTTTCTTCCGAGTAGTTGTTGATTTGGGTTTATTAAAACTCGCAACAATATTTGGGAGTTCTTTCATTAAATCCCCTAATTTTTCTGGGGAAGGAAGTTTAGATACTATATTATTTAATACTTGACTAAAAATAGACGCAACACTATTACTTAGCTCCATTTCTTGTTCCATTTCTTGTTCTAGTATTTGAACAAACTCAGAACAATCAGAATTAAGCTGTACGTGTTCAATTATTTTATGTTCTTTGCAAAAATCATAGAATTCTAATGCTAGTACAGAATCAATATTGCTCTCTACATCTGTCAATCCTTCAAATTCAATATCTGCAAAGTTAGCTAATATATATAGGGTTGTAAATAGTTTTTTTAGAGTATAATCTACTTTCATAAAACCAGATTCATCTTTGTTTAAAGATATTAAGATTATATTGTCAATCATATTTTGTTGAGAGACGAGAGGGACGTAGTTAAATTTAATGAGTGTTGGTAAGTTGGTATTGCCTAATTCGATTTGTTCTTTTAATTCATTGAATTTCATATTATTAGTCTCCTTTAAATTCTATATTTTTACGCGTAAAAATTCCCCTATTTGAAAATAGGGGAGGGTGGTTACTTTGATTATCTAGCGTTAAGCAATCTGCCAATTTCTTTTTCGCTATCATCTTGATTCATTGAGCAAATCTCATCTAAATGCTTTTCTGTAGTATTTAGATATTCCGCAATTTCTCCATAAGATACTTTTAATTTATTATAGGTGTCTATAATCAGTATCCTTATATAACACCATTTGAGAACGTATAATAACCAAATCTATAGATAAATCAAAGTTGCTCTTTAAAGAATTTTTCCAATTCTTTGCAGAATTTAACGCATGTGATTTATTTGAATTAGATTGTTCAACTGCAACTTTTTGAGAATGATTATAGTATAAATATCCACCAGATGATATTATAATCAAGGATATGATAATAGCTAGTATTTTATTTCTTTTCATGTTGCATACCTCCTATAATTTTATTTGTTTACTATATTATATTCTAAAACATAGGAGGTATGCAACAAATAATTGAAATTATGTTAAGATTTATAATGATTGTGGTCCCAAAACAGGTTCACCCATTATAACTTCATTAATTGATATTACAACTCATTAAATAACCCTCTAATACTTTATCAATATTTTCAAAGTCCCAATACCAAATTTGTAATAAAAATATATTATTATTTATAGCATATTCTTTTTTTCTTCTGTCATGTTCTTGTTGGGTTATGAATTGTTCTTTGGTCTGATTTCTAGCCGTTCCGTCATGGTATTCTCCTTGATACTCTATAAGGAGATTATATTGTGGTAAATAGAAATCATATGATAAATTACAAGAACCTAAACCTATTAATCCATTAAATTCTTTTTGAGGAACATTATGAATATTATTTAAGTCAAAATACTCTTTACATTTCTTTTCCCCTTTTGACGCACTACAAGCTGGGCAACCAGTTTTATCACCTGCATTTCTATGAAAAATACCAGAGAACCATTCATAGTTACATACCTTGCAAATCCAGTGAACATGAAGGTTGCTCCCAGGACAATATTCTTCAGGTGATTTATCGTTCTTATCATAATCCCATTCTTCACAAATAATAGGGTTTACAACCAGTAGATTGTATTCTTTAGAAGGTAATTTGTGAGAGCAGTAAGGACATTTACTATCCTTATTTCTACTTGCTATAGTAGCGTCCCATTCATGACCGTTAACACATTTCCACCACGCTTTACTACCGTTACCACAGGTTACATCATATGGAGTCAAATCACCATTCTTAGCTATATGCCATTCTAAAGATAATCTAGGATTAAGTGTATCTAGACAATTAGATATACCTACTTGTAAACCATGGCAATATCCGCAACCTCTACCATTATAAATCTCACCCCAACTAGACTTAAATATCTCTCCACAACCATCAGCATGACATTTAAATCTAAGTTTATCATCTCTAGATTCATATATATCTGATACTAATTCAAATGGTCTGTTCTTTAACTTAACAGCATGTATCTATGTTCTTTGTCGTATAAGGATTTCTTTTTTCAAATCTAGATAAAGTTCCAGTTACCATATATCTTAACTTTCCATTATAATAATACCCTTCTTGATCCTTGAATATTAATTTCTGTGAAGACCCTTCATATATATCACTGATCAACTCAAATGATTTGTTATTTAATATTATCCATAATTTTATATTCTTCTATTGTAAAGGGGTTAACTTTATGAAATATCTTTGTATGATGGGTTTTTCTTTAATCCTCTATATAATGTTTGAAAACGATCCCCTTCTTAATCT